ATTAAGTGCTTCTATAAAAGGATTTCCTATGTAGACTGTATCTGGTAAACCGTATAATAAAATTCCACTATGAATCCATCTACGAAAATCATTTAATACAAATGGATTCATATTATTTTGACATATATGGGAATACCCTATAAAGTGTCTTAAAATATCGGGTTTATAATTTTTGCCATGAATAAAAAAGATATCATCACACTGAGCTTCTTTCATTTTATCAACCGTATGTTCAATAACTGGTTTATAAAAATCATAGCCGAGTAAAGGTAACATTTCTTTACTAAATGGTAAATTTAATCGAGTTCCGTTTCCTCCTACAGGAATGCAACCATATATTTTATTTTTCATATTAATTTTATTTGCGAACAGTTATCGTTTTCTAAAATATATTTAATAGCTAAACACACATCATAATCATTTGCTTTATTATAATATATTTTTTTATCTCCAACTGATATTCCACCTTCAATATAGTTAATTTCTAATCCGTCTCCACTTGGATTAAAATAATCATCAATACATTTATTATTAGTATTATTTTTAATCGGATAAACTTGAATCCAAGGTAAAGCTAACGTTCCTTCATCATTGAGTTGTTTCATTTCATTATAGCTTTTATCAAAATGAAACAACAAATTAAATCTGCCTTCATCAGTATGATTGATTCCATTATGAATAGTTTTAGCATTTGTAATTACTGGTCCATCATAATAATAATCAATTTCTATATCATTTTTTTTAAATCTAATTAAATGTTCTTTATCATCTATTGGAAGTATAAGCGTGCAGCCTCTAGTGTAATCGCTATGATATCCAGTTTCAGCACCTGGTGGAACGTAACTAAAACTATAAGTTGAGCTTTCTTTTAAAAATGCTTTTATTCTCCAGGCTTCTAAATTGATCGGAAACAAAATATCTTTAAACTCAGAAAAATATTTACCACCCTTTATACTATAACTAGGCCATGTTTCAATAGATGACACATAGTCGTTTAACAATTTTTTATTGTATTTAATCTTTACTGGACTAATGTAATCGTCAGTATTAATCATATCTATTTGCCGTTATAGTAATTTCTTCAATGCACATTTTTGATTCTGTAATGTATTTAATACATTCTGCTACTTCTTCTACTGTTAATTTCTTTTCTTCTGGGTGTAATCTATCAACATAAGGAGTATGCATATGACCAACACTAATATATGTGCATAAAATTCCTGGACTTACATTTGTTCTATTGTGATTAATAGTTTGACAAATATTTTCTAATGCTACCTTTTCGGCTCTATAACTTACGTATTTAATCCACGGCTGTTCAGTATTAATGTGATCAGTAATACTTCCAATTCCAATTAAATGACCAGTTTTTCCAGCCTCAAGCCAAGAAACATATATTTTATGCATCATTCTTGCTTGCACATATGCTAAATTACCAACTAAGGTGTGAGCATTTAATATAACGCCGTCATACTGATGAGTAAGTTCTACAAATTTATTTTGAATTTCCTCATCATTTATATCCCATCCATTACTTCTACTATAAAAATCACTATCTAGAACTTTTGCTATTCCAGACGCTAATCCAGTTTCTGGATTACCTGTTGTTATAAACTGCATTTACTGCTTCCTTATTCGCTGTTATCATTTCACGGTATTTGCGAAACTCTTCATTTTCTTGGGGTGTTGTATCTACTACATCGTCAGCATCAATAAAAAGTATATTTACTCTTGGAGCGGCAGTGCCATTTGTAGTGCTATGCAACACATGAGTATTAATCCAATATGCTTTGCCTGGTTTCAGGCTAAAAACAATTTCATCTTTTGGAAAAACAAAATAATCCAATGGTGGTATTGTGAAAACTGGTATTTGATATCTATCTTTAAAATTGTCACAGTGCGTAGGATAACAGTCACCTTCAGCTAATAACATAATTCGAACAGCTGCTGGATTAGGATGAATTTTATTTACACATTCTTTTATATATGGAATTTCTAATTCTGGATTCCAATGCCATTTTGTGCCTTTGCGATTATCTTCTTCAACTATATCGCCGTTTGGATTATACCCAATACGGCCATGAGAAATCCAATCTTCGGGGTTTTTTGTATTATATTGTAACCACCACCATTTCTGCCGGCCTCCTAAACTTGGATTGTCACGTATTACTTTAAGAACTTCTTGTTTAAGCAAATCTACATCAAAATTAAAATTATATTCTTTATAGAGATGATCCATTGAATTCCTCTGGTTTCATAAATGGTTTTAAATATTTATTCTCTTTTCCATGGGCGTAATCTAAAGCTGGATGCCTGTGTGGCATTACAGGATAATAATCAACTCGGCTGCTATGTGCCACGTGTGTCCATCCTCCTTCTCTTCCAATACAATATTTACTTGTTGAAATTAATTTACAATTTTCTTCAATACTCATATGGCTGCCTAATTCAATAGGATTATCAATATATTGAATTATTTCTTCACTTACATTTCTTGGTAAAGTATATGCATGTCCGTTATAAATTTCTTCTGGTCCAGTGGTATAATAGCACACATGATCTTGAGGATTTCTTTTAAATCGCGTAGGATAATATTCATGTCTTAAAATACATGGAATAGTTTGAATCTCGTCTTCTGTATAATTTGGTGCTCTAAGATCTTTAAGATTCTCTTTCCAAGATTTCTGAGGATCTATTTCTAAATGTATTGTTGGTTTTTTATGAACAATAAGCGGATACTGTGGTTCTTGAAAACATGTCAGTATTTCACACCATTTACTATAGTTCCTATCATTTAAACATAAATCTATATTTAATTCTTCTTTTTGATTTACTAATAGCCAACTTATATTTTGCCATAATCCACCGAGACCCATATAATCAAAATTAAAAAACATTACCCTTTGCATTTTTGAGCATACCAACTTAAAGGAAGATTTAGAAATTTATAATCTTGACCAGTTACTTTACCTCTACAACTCGACGCTCCACAATTACAATTTGGAATAGGATCTTTTTTAGTCAACATGAATGTTCCATAATCTACTGTTAAATATTCATCAGCTTCGATATCTCTTAGAGCTCTAAATACTACTTGTCCATCTATATAAACATTGGGTTCACAACTATGATTAATATAAGCTTGATATTCTGCACCTTCAGGCAAATCAATTACTAAATCTTTGTCAATCAGTAATCCTTTATACCACTTATGATTCGATAAATGTCGTGCTAATCCACCCACAACAAATATTATTTCATCTTTTTTTATTTTAGCCGTAGCTTTTCGACAAAGGCCATGAACATTATGCTCTTTAACGACCGTATCTTTATTGATATGAAAAAAATTCATTAAACTTTGGATCCTCAAAATTTGCCATAACTAATGCGTGATATCTTGTTTTACCTTTTTTATTATTTACTGCATGATTGTGCTGTGTATTAATTATCCATGCCTCATTAAATTTATAATATTCAATGTGATGTTTATAATCCATATACACAATCATTGAGGTATCTTCGTTTGTGACTAGTGGTATATGCAAATAAGCATGCGTATATATTGGTTCATAGTAACAATGACTATGCCAATTTATTCTTTCGCTATCATCTACTTTACTAATTAATACTCTGTCGCACATTTCCCATGTTACAAACTTTTCGATTACAGATCTGATATATGGTAATTTTAAAGTGGTATCAACCATATGTTCTGGTGGTACTCGACCATCTTTAATTAAATGAGATTTTCCTAATATCTCCATAAAATCCCAAGTTTCACCAAATCCAAAATCTGGATCTTCACACCAGTTTCTTAGAAATTTAGACGTCCAATAACTACTTGTTCCTTGGCCTCGTGTACCCTTTACGTCGTTATTATATCCGTTCCATTGACCATCAATAGAATTTAATTCTGTTAATATTTTATCTTGATCTAAATTTAATTTATCGGCTAATTTATAGTGAGGAACATGCAATAGTTGTTTTGCTATAGGATGAATAGCTCTATCGCTTGCACACCGAGGGTTGCAAGTCGAATCAAATGCAGGAGCATTTTCTACATCTTCAAGTCTCCAATGTAGATCCATATGATTTTACCTCTTTTATATCGCTTTGCCATAAATCATCAATAATACGTTTAATATGAGATCTTAAATCATTTAAAGGAGCTATTAAATAATCTCCATCATGAAAATTATTTCTTTTTTTCTCTTCTAAATTCCATAGTTGCTCATTGATAGATTTAAGTATATTAAAAAAATATTGTATATCCTTGTATTCTTCTAAATTATATTGCAAAATTTCTTTATGAACATTTAATCCATGATCCATTTTAATTTGAAGTATAGTTGCTCTATCAACATATTCTCCAATACCAATTTCAACTTTAGGCATCTACACAACCTACTAAATGAATACGTGTTTCCCAACTTGCATTTACTGCAGTATGTCTTTGAACAGTATCAACCCAATAAACTGATCCATCTCCTTTTAATCGATGCAGATTATCTTCTAATATAAAAAAACAATTGTCATTTGTAGCTAAAGGAATATGAATCCTAGGAGTAAAATCTCGATGATAAGAATAACATGTTTTAGAATCTTGCACCATTATACGAGTTCTAAACATATTAAATTTTTCCATAATAGAATTAGTATATGGTATATTAAATAAAGGAATACGAAAAGCTTTTTCTTGATCTCTCGGATGTATATTTTGATCGTGTGTAAATTCAGCAACTGCGCCTGTGCCGTAATACGGATCTTGATCTTTTGATATTCCTTGTAAACAAAGAGTTCCTTCAGGCAATGTTTTCAACTCTTCTTGTATTGTTTCTATGTTTACTTTATCTAAAAATTTTATCATTGTTAATCCTTAATACATATTGCATTCCACCATAATGTAATTGTTCATAAGTAATATTCCAATTGTATTTACTCATTTTTTGAAACGCTTTAAATAAATTAGGACTTTCTTCTCTCGACACCCATATATTTTTATAGCCCATATCTAAACATTTTTCGGCCGATAAATCTAATGTTGTTGTTCCGCGTTTTAAATCAGCTTTCCATCCACCAAAATCATAATTTCTATCTCTCGTATGTCGTGACATAATTCTTATTGAACCATTGTATTCTGGTATTTCAACTGCAGCGCTATAATATACCATATTATCATAATTATCCCAACCCATTCTTGCAAACTTAGTATATTCAAATAAAGGATTTTTTAAATAATTATCTTCGTGTTTGTGGCCACGATTTTTTTCAAATAACTCATTTATATATGGAATATATTTTTCTATCTTATCCAGTTTCCAAATCATCTGTTCCATCTAAGCTAAACATTAATGCAATTCGTGGTTTATTAGACATATTCATTACAGCATGTGGATATCCGATATTAAGAAAATACGCTTGACCGTTTTCTAAATTATAAGCTTCTAATTCACCATCGCGTCGAAATACATTGACCACATTTCTATCGCCATAAATTGGACAAATGCAACGAACAGCATATGATACATCATAATCAACATGAAATGGAATCGCTTTACCGGGTGCTAGCTTAGTAATTCGTATACGACTTGCTGGTGCTTTTAATTGAGTTACAATTTCTTCAAAATAACTGTTAGTATAATCTTCTGTTGGAATATTATAAAGATGTTCTTCTTTACGACGCAATCTTTCTTTAATGCTTGCCGTGTGTGGTAAAATTTCACTTGGAGTTGTTAAATTGATTTGTTCGAAGTTATCATACACCTGACCTACTAGTTCCATATGATTATCACACAGCATAGGATTAGCTGTACGAACATCAGTAAATTTTGTTGCCAATTTATCTGTAGCTTTTTGTAATTTATCTAAATCAATATTTAGATTAAAATTTTTAACTGTCGGTAAATTTTGTTTTCTCATAGTTTATAAATTCCTGCTAGACAAATTCGCGCTTGTTTTCCTCTTTTAAACTTTTCATATTCATCATCTTCTGTTGTTGCTAACCAAACTGAATCACTTGGTTTAAAATCCATTTGTTTACAAATTTCTTTTTGCTGATCTTTTAATTTGTTCCAAATAAAATCAATATCAAAATTACTTATAATAGTTTCTGCTATATCATGTGCATAATAATTATAATATTTTGCTGAGTGTATTAAACTATCTAATTTTTTATCAGGCCTTTTGGTAAAATACCAACCAGTTCTTACGTTACGAATACCAAATGGTTTCGATAAACTAAAGAAAATATGTTCAACATTTGAACCAATTTCTATTTTTTTTATCTTTGTACTTCCAACATATGCTAAATCTAAAGCTAAAGAACCTGAATGTATTTTTGTAAAGTTTCCATCAATAGCACTAGGCCAACTTTGATATTTAATACACTCTTCGTACGGATTACCTTTTGGACTAATCCATTGATAGTCGCCTTCATCCATATAGACAGATCTAGTTTCTTGGTGATACCACCAATCCAATCCTTGAGTAATTCCATTCATAGGATAAACATTGTAGTTAGTTAAATCAATGATTGGTAATAACCATTCTTTAATATTAGTTTTATAAAGTTCTACGCTATCATAATCTGGATCAACAGTGTCAATAATTTGTTTAACTTCAGTTAATACTGGTGTTCTTATAGCTTTACTAAGATTTAATATGCTATCTTTTATGGTGGTCATAATGGTTTCCTTCAAACGGAGCAAATAAATTAATCCACCATTTATTTACTGGTCCTTTTTTTGAATGTCCTAATAAATTTAGCATTCCATAAAACACATACGAATATATATATACTAACAAAAAATGGTAAAAAAAGCCATAATATAATGCAATCATCCAAGTTACTACCATTGTCATTAAACCATACTTATGAAAAAACATTATTCTTGGATTTTGATATAAATCTTTTACAAATTTTCGCGGGATATTTTTTATTCTCCAAGTTGAGAACAATATTTGATGCCATTTTTTATATAATGGACTATGAGGATCTTTAGGAGTATCTGAATATGCATGATGCATTCTATGAATTCCAGACCAACTTAATGCGGACTGACCTCCACATAATACACCGCAATAAAGCATAATACATTGTCCTATAGGAGATACTTTTATTTCACCATGTGAGAAACAACGATGATAGCCAAACGTAATACCTATAGAAGCTAAGATATAATATAAGATATAAGATTCAATGAATACCATAATACAATTCTCCAAAATAAAAATAGAGGGCTAACCGTGGCCCTCTGCGTGCTTATTACGTAGCAACCCGATTCATAATATTATATATATTAGAATTTAAAAGATGCACCTACTGTGAGGTTATCTTGATCGAAATCTTCATTAGTTTCGACTGTTACATATGCTTCAGCATTCTCTAAGAATGGATATCTCATAGACCATTCTAGATCCAACTTTTCGTCAGATAGATTTTGCATATCTAGTTCTGTTTCGACACCCCAGTTAATTCCCCAAAGGTTATAACCTACATATGGAGTAGCAGTAATTGCTTCTGCTTCTGTGTCGAAGTTGTATTCAGCTTCTAGCGTTGCGCCTGCTGAGAATCCACCGCCGAGTTCGGCGGCGTTGATAGTTGTTGCTGTCAATAGAGCAGCAGTTGTTAGTGCAATGAATTTCAATATATCGTTCCTTTATTTACGATGCCAGATTTCGTATAGAACCCAAACTGCGATCAAACCAACTAGGCCTTGAGAACCAAGAGCAGCAATAATACCGCTTACGTTATCAATAACACTAGAAACGGGTAGGAAAGGAATGTTGCCTAGACCTAATACTTCTAAGACAATCATCAATGCTGCAAGACTAATACCGACTTCAGCAAGAGATCCTGCCCATGTTTTTACTTTGTTTAGAATTTCCATTTAGAATTCTCCTTTGTTGAATAGTGTCACTTTTCTGTTGCTAGGTAAGTGACCAACCCCCTGTGTTATGCTGCTAAAGCGTAACCAGATGGTGCAAAGTTATCGTTTGCATTTGTGTTTCGTAGACTCAAATACCAGTCGATCCTATTTCAGCCCCATCATAAACACACGACTTGTGACTTTCGGTCCTTGTCCTATGCACAGGAAAGCAGGTGCATCTACTCTCATGTGTTTATGGTGGAGCTGCGCGGTACTGCCCCGCGGTCCTGAATACTCTCTAACATCTACTGTCGTTTATTTATTAATTCTACCACATCTGGGAGAAAATGTAAACCCTAAATATAAGCTAAGTGATATTTTTATCACTAAAGTTTAATGTGATTTTTTTATAAATAGCTACAAGAGCGGCAAATACATTGATCATGAGAGAACTAAAACGAGGACAACATGGTCGATCCAATTACGGCTGTCGGTTTGGCTACGACTGCATTTAACGGCATTAAGCAAGCCATATCGATGGGTAAAGATATCCAGTCAATGGGTACACAATTAGGTCAATGGTCTAAGGCCATTTCTGATTTAAACTATTCGCATGAAAAAGCACAAAAACCACCTTGGTGGAAAAAACTTGGTGGAGGCGTAGAAGCTAATGCCATGGAAGTGTGGATGCAAAAGAAAAAAGCTGATGAAATGAGAGAAGAATTAAGATCTCATATCAGTCTTTTTTATGGTCCATCTGCATGGGATGAAATAGTAAAAATTGAAGCACAAATGCGTAAAGAACAAAAAGAAGCAATTTACGCTAAAGAAGAAATGAAACAAAAAATAATGGAATGGGTAGTTGGTATTATTGCTACTCTAGTAGGAGGTGCAGTAGTTATATTTGTAATATGGTTAATAGGAAAAGGTCAAGGTCGTTGGTAAATGTTAGCACATGTCTTTGTTCTTGTACTTATGATAGATGGTAAAATAGTAAGCCAAGACATGCACTTTTGGTCAATCGAAAGATGTAATTATTTTGCTGGGCAAATGGTGAAAAGATATGGTCGAGGTAAAATACCTGACGAACAATCACCATTTGCCTATTGCAAACCTAAATTAGTAGACACCAGCAAAATAAAACCAGAAGTTTATTAATCATTTCAGAAGTTTATTAATCATTTAAATCATGATTATGAATTGCCATAATCGCATAATGAATTACTTTCTGTAAATCTTTACGGCCTTGTTCACGATCACCTTTCTTTCCATAGCGCTGAGCATACTTCAAGATATTTCCAATACAGAAACCTTCGGCATGGCCACTATCGAAAATAAATTCTGTAGCTTGAAATTTATTTTTAGCATAGTGCTGATTATATGTTGAATCGATATAATCTTGCATTTCATCTAAAAGGCCTTTTTCATTGAACTTATATTCAATAGTAGAAGGCCAACCAAATGTATAATCTTCAGTTTCTTTAGGATTAAATCCCAAAGTCATATTACTCATATTGCTTGTATCAATTGTGATGAATCCATCATCTTCAAGATCTTTTTTCTTCTGAGCCATTATTTTCTCCTATAAAAAATATGAGAACCAATTCTTGTCACACGATCAAGAGTAGGCGCCCAATAAGGTTTTACATATGTAGCATGATAGTGTGTTGAACCTTCAGTAATTCCACGATATGCTCCATGAACATAGAAATCACGAGCAAACTTACGTGAACGCTCCCATGCTTCTGAATTGTTTGGTGTGTCAGCTTTACCGTCACAATACCAACTAAATTGACAAGTGCGCTTTCCTACAACATATCCATCATGTACTACATCACAAATTGTATCAGGATAATATCTACTTTCAACTCTATTTTGAACCACGTCTGAAACCGCCATAGCATCAGCCATACTTACAGCTCGTGTTTCAAAATAGATATTCAAAGCAAGACACTCAAGTTCTTTAGCTTCAAACTTTTCTTGTTCTAGTTTTTGAGCATATGCTGGAAAAGCATAAATGCTACCAATAACCATACTGCCTGTTAATAATCCAGATAAGATTGACTTCCACATTATTTTTGCCTCATATAATATTGGTGTATCAACGTTTCGCCTGCACATATGCGTTGATACAATTCACGTAGACTAATTTGGTGGTACTTTGCCACTTCTTTATATAATTGATCTACCATTCTTTTCGGTCTTCTTCGTTATCCCAACCATAGCGATATGCTTCGATCTCACCTACAGTCATGTTGTCTTTTTCAACTCGCTCACCTTTATGAGTGCCATATGGCCAGTAGTGAGGGTCGAAAGAACGGTGATAATAGCGGTCAGCAGAACCCCTATCTTGAGGACTGCCATGTAAAGGAATACCATCAGTTACGATGATGTCAAAATCTGGATACTTTGTCATTAGTAAGTCTCCAATCCTGTGAAACCTTCTTGTGTCCAACCACGAGCTTCAGCGTGACCAAGAACAATATCTTGATAATTTGAAGCAGGCCACCAACCCTCTTTAAGGGCCCATTGTTTCATATCAAGTTGAACCATTATCGATTGTTCACCTTGAGCTGTATCAGCATTGATACGTCTAATTTCATCTCCAACAAAAGCGATTTCTGCTATAGACATTATGCTACCTCCTTGAACCCAACCATACCAACTTCGTACTCAACACCATTTACTTCCATGCGGTCAAACATAGATGTGGAACGAAGACCTAAACCATCTTCACGCTCAACAAGAACGGTAACGTCATCGTTAGCATCTTCACCGATCTTCTTAGACCAGCTACCCATTAGATTGTTTGTCCAACGGAACGCATATTCCAAAACGTCAGTTACGTTGTGTCCATCTGAAAAGTTAACCTCAGCAACAGGTGTGAAACCTTCTACGGCGCCTGTGATTTCATTGTAAGTTATGTGCTTAACGATGATTTTCATAACATTCTCCTTCATTTGATATAACTATCCTACTATATTCTGAAGGCAATGTACATGCTTTTTTTAAAATTCTTTTTATTTAAAATCAATAACTTATGATTTTTTTTATTTTTTAATGAATTTTCTTATGATTGGAAACACTTTTTCAATCTCTTTGGCACATTCAAGAGCAACTTCACGGTGTTCTTTTTGTGTACCATTTCCAGATCTTAGTTCGATGTAGTGCATCCATGAACGAATAGTACCATTCATATAAATTCGTGACATCATATTACCTTCAGGCAATACAGCTCGAGCTTGTTCTTTAGCAATACCATTTTCAATTGCCCACTGATATACTTCTTTAGCTTGATTTATAACCCCGTGTTGTCTACGACCCCACTCAGTAATGAGATCTTGTTTTTTCAAATCTAATTGAATAGCAGGATCATTTTCGATTTCAATAGAATTTTGACGATTAGTATGGTCTTGAAGGCGAGCTTCACGTTTTACCATATCTAAATCTTTAGTTGGATCAGCATATCGTTGACTAAACTCTTGAAAGCTAAAACTTCTATGTCTTAAGATTTGTCTCGCGATGTCTCTTGTTGTTTCAATTTCGAGGCATGCTGAGACCATTTCGAATGGCGACCAGTGAGATTCTTTGGCAAGGTATGACAAGAGTCTCTCAGCTGTTTTCTTGTTGGATTGGTTGGATGGATTGGAGACACGGGCGCAATACGCGATGAGATCTTGGGCATCATCAATTCCTATAAAAGCATCTTTTGCGGGTTGTGAATAACTAATTAGTCTTACATTAGGTTTCAAAGTTTAAAATCCTCAAATTTCTTTCCAGCTGGAGTTTTATCAAATACTGGTGTATCATCGGTTAACGTTTGTTGGGAATCATCCACATCAAAAAGGCGCATACGACTTCTATCGACACCAACAACAAATCTTTTATAATGAGTAGGATCGTTGTACCGATTCTTAAGCTGTTTGACCATAATTTGACCTTGTCGTTCGAGCTCTTCTGTCGAGATGAGTGCAAACATGAGGTCTGCGGTAGCGGGTAATCCAAAAGATTCAGAGGTATCTTCAAGCCCAACATCCGAGTTAGAATAACCACTGCGAGTCGTTTGCGTTGCAGAGAATATCGGTAGGTCGTATTCCACTGCAAGACCTCGTAATTCTTCAGCAATTGCTTTAATGTAGTTGTATGAATTGATAGCACCACCCATTCCTTTCATACGGCTAGATGCGCAGATATTAAGATAATCAATAAAAATAATATCAGGTACAAATTGTTTTTTAAGTTTTAGTTCATTTAATAGTGCTCTAAAATGACCAGCATGAGCAGAACCAGTTGGATATTCTTTTACAATAAGCTTACCAGTTGTTTTACGAGCAAGATCAGCAACTTTAGTCGTAAACATATCTTTTGATAGATTGTCAAGTTGATCGATTGGAACATTTAATAAGTTAGCATCGATACGTTCAGCAATCCTTTCTTCTGCCATTTCCATAGTAATATAAAGAACATTATGACCTTCAGTCAATGCGCTAGCCGCAACATGGCACATGAATAATGATTTACCAACACCTGTGCCAGCAAGAGCAATATTAAGAGTCTTGTTTGGTACACCGCCTTTGGTAATTTTGTTAAAATACTCAAGATCAAAAGGAATACGAGATTCTTCTGTATGATAGAAATCATAACGTTGATTCACATCTTCAATATAATCGTGACCAACTGAAGCATCAAATGTCACAGCAAGAGCATCTTGTAAAAGAGATGGCAAACTATTTTTTGTAAGCGTAGAATGTTTACCATCAATAATAGTAATTGATTCCATTACAGCATTATAGATTGCTCGATCTTGACACCACTTTTCAGTATTATCAAGTAACCATTTATCATCTACTTTATCACCAACAAATAATGTTTCAGCAATTTCACATGCTGCAGTATAAGCATCACCACTTAAAGTTGAATTATTTAACTCAACCATAAATGATTCTGCTGTAGGTAACTTATTATATTTTGCTACATATTTACCGGCTTCTTTAAAAAGAGTACGATAAGGTCCTTCGAAATATTCTGGTTTAATAAATGGCAAAACACGACGCATATAATCATCGTCTGTCAATAAATTTCTTAAAATAGTTTGTTCTATTTTGTTATTCAATATACCCTACCGTTTCTCTTACTATATCGTTATGATTAAACTCAGCCCAATAGAGTTCGTAAGCAACACCAGACTCTAAACATTCAAACTGATGATAGAGGCCTGGTTTGACTTTATGATAATCACCTTCTTGAAGAACTGTAACATCAACTAAATCATAGTCGCGTTGCCAGGTACGAATAAGCATGCTACCTGATTCAACATAAAATCCATTCCATTTATAACGATGTAAGTGTTTAGAGCATACGCCACCTTCTTCCATTTCAATACGATGAAACTCTAAAGCACCATTTGCTTCAATCAATTCCGTCGTTCCCCAAACTTTACCTGCTTTCATCATTCATTCTCCATCAATGCTGCCCAATTGCAACCCTCGAGCAGTTCTACCATTGTTACCTTAGCCAAAACGATCCCTCATTAGTTTATCTCTTATTCTACGAGTATATATTGTTTCAGGTATTTGATCTATGATTTCAATTAGAAGTTTCAAATCTTCTCGGTCAAATCCTCCATACTCTGTATCTTTGTTTACAATGTAGCCACGTCTGTTGAGTTCGTCGATGAAGTCTTGATCGTCCAAACTGTCGATGATATCACCTATATAAACATCTACATCTACCTCTACATTTACAGTTTTATAGCGCATTTTAGTGCTCCAATCCAAATTCGAAGTCCAGTCGGTAACCATCACTAGGTTTATAACCAAAGTGCCTAAGTTCTTTGATTTCGTTCATCATAGCATTGCCGCTATAGTTAGCATAAGGATACTTGCCTAACAATCGTTCACCCGTCTTACAACGTGCATCTTTCTTGAAGACAAACAGTGTGTAACCATATTGTGTCATTATACATAGGCCTTACCTAGTAAATTTTCTGCTGACCAACGGGCTTCCCAATCTCCAATCCATTCAATTTTCTTTTCTCTTGACCAACCAGCCAGATAATCATTGTCTCTGTCAAATAGTTTTAATACTTCTTCTTCTGACATTAACTGTGTATCAACAATGTTTTCATTTAAACAAAGTTGGCTGAACTCTTCAGCTTCATTGCAAGTCACAGAATCTTTAATAAAAGTTTCTGGATCACAGTCTTTGATGTCACTCGTAGGAATGACATATCTTGTTCTAAACTGTAGAACCGCGGTTAACACTACATAATCACTCATTTCGCTCATTCCATTTCCTCGCATCTTCAGGTGTATTAATTTCTATTCCATTCCATTCTACCTCATTTACACCAATTTGTACACCGTTTTTTATCCATCTTAATTGTTCTAATTGTTCAATTTGTTCTTCAGGATATTTTACATATGACCAATATTTAGCAAGTACTTCTCTTGTATATCCATACACACCTAAATGCCAATCACCATATCCTTTAAATCCTCTTCCAAACCATAAAGCTCTATTTTCAAATCGAATTAATTTTACCGTATTAGGATCATTTTGTAATTCTTTAGGCATTTTAGTATAGACAGTAGATACATGATAAAACCCTAATAAATCTATACAACCTTCAATACAATCAGATGTTACGTCAGGCATATCACCTTGAACATTAATAAACTGATCGTATCTTCTTAATAAAGGTATGGCTCCACTACATCTTTCAGTTCCATTTTTGTAATTAGCATTTTCAACTCTACAATTATTATCATTAAAACGTTCTGCTATACTCCAATCGTCTGTTAAAACATATGTATCAAGACCTGTTTTAGCACATACTTCATATACACGCTTTATCATTGGAATACCACCCAAATTTACAAGTGGCTTTCCAGGAAATCGACTAGATTTAAATCTAGCTGGAATAAGAATAGCGGTCGATGTCATTTACTACACTTTCAAAATCTTCTAGTCTTAGCATATTTGGTCCATCACTTGGTGCATTATCTGGATCTGCATGTACTTCTAAAAAGAAGTTGCTAATACCCATAGCACTGGCAGCCCGAGCAAGACCTGGAACGTAATCACGATTACCGCCACTTGATTTCCCATTGCCTCCGGGTTTTTGGACAGAGTGCGTAACATCAAAAACAATAGGATTGTCATAGTTAGCAAGCATATACTGAAGGCCAGTATAGTCAACAACAAGATTATTATACCCAAAACTAGTACCTCTTTCTGTAATCCAAACTTCTTTCGCGTTTTTAGTTTTACTTAATATGCCAGCAACATCCCAAGGTGCTAGGAATTGTCCCTTTTTAATATTAACTATGCAATTTGATTTACAAGCTTCTACAATTAAATCAGTTTGTCTACATAAGAATGCTGGTATTTGTAAAACATCAACTACACCTTTACATCTACTTATTTGTCCTACAGTGTGAACATCGGTTAATATTTTAAAACCAGCGTCTCTAATTTTTTGAAAGTCAGGCAGTGTGTCATCAATACCTACACCACGCTTACCAGACATGCTGGTGCGATTTGCTTTGTCAAAGCTTGCTTTAAATATATATTCAATTTCATATTTATCACAAACATCTTTACAATGATTAGCAATTTCTAAAGATTGCTCAAGAGACTCATGTTGACACGGTCCTGCTATTATCCGCACGTTTTGCTTCCTCTCGTTCTATGGCAGCTTCAACCGCGTTAGTCATACATTCATATAAAATTTCACCTACAACTTCAGCGCAATCATCTTCTGTAAGACCATCAATTGGAGAAGACAAAATTTCAAAATTAAAATTTAATTCGTCTTTTTCAGCCACTTCGGCAATAGTACCAAACCTAAAAACAGTTTCAGTATATTCACCTTCTAATATTCTAACATTCCACCAATTTTCATCATCTGATGGAATTAGTTCAAAGTCTTCATTCTGTTTCAAATTCAAGTTCCACTTCTGTTTGATAACCAATGGCGTATTGCCGTTTTAAAAATTCTTTGAAATCAGTATTAGTAAAGATTGGATCCCAAAATTCTTTCTCTAAAGTTTGATCATACCTAACCTTTGCGCCAATTTCACCTGTTTCCTGATTAACTTCAGAATACCACCCGTTGGAAGGTTTAGTAACGTAGCCACCAGCGAGAGCCACATCAAGAAGGCCGCTGTAATTGCGAACACCACCGTCCCAGGAAACAGTAATAGGAATCTTAGACTTTTCTTTAACATACCTGCTCTTTTCAACGTTAATTACAAAATGATACCCTTGAATCTCTGTACCTTTTTTATCTTGTTGTCTACCAAGAATCCAAATATTATCAGCACTATAATATATGCCTGTACCTCCAGATACTACAGCTTTTGGAAATAATCCAATTTCCATATAAGTGTGATTTACTGCAATAAGAGGAATATCTTTCATATTTAGGTATGGAGTACACATTCTAAACAGACCTTTAAGAGCTTTTGCTCTTGACATGTCTGCTACAGATTTTTCATTAATAGCATCTTCTAATTCTTTTTTCGATGCTAAATTACCAACTGAATCAATCATAATAATAACTTTATCATTACGATCAAGACCTTCAAGTTGAGAAATAACATCAAACTTAAGTTCTTCTACGTTTGTAATTGGTGTATGAAGAACTCGAGTAGTATCGATATCATATTGTTGAAAATAAGATTGAGGAGAACCAAACTCTGAGTCATAAAATAATAGAACAGCATCTTCGTATTTTTTCAAATAAGCAGAAGCCATAATAAGACCAAAAGAAGTTTTAAAATGTTTTGATGGACCTGCAAGAACTGTAAGACCTGGAGCAATTCCTCCATCTACAGAACCAGATAATGCCACATTAATCATTGGTACATCTGTTGGTACCATATCTTTTTCAGTAAAAAACTTACTTTCACTTAGAACATTAGTAAATTCTATTTTACTGTTCTTTTTCAATTTATCCATTATTGACATATTATACTGGAATCCCTTCGAATTGATTATTCATAATAAATTGCTTTACGTCTACTTTTGGTTTCCAACCAAATTCTTCTTTCATATGAGTATTATCAGCAGTATTGTTTGGAGCTTCACAAGTAGCACCTTCTTTTATAGGTACGTTATATCCAGCCAATTCTGCCAAATCAGATACAGTATTACCCACTCCAGTACCAATATCGTAAGCGCGCTGTTGTGGTTCATTGTCAGAATTGATAATAGCCAATATCGCTGAGACAACATCACTAACGTGAATAAAGTCACGCACGTGATTAGTACTATACTCAAGATTGCTTGAAAGAAGCCTACCCATGAACATAGTATCGCGAGCACCATCACCATACACAGTTGTAAAGCGAAGCGCTGTTTGTCTAGCTCTTGCAGTTTCTTCGTTAACTTTCTTTGTTGTTCCATAAGGAGATAACCACCATCTGTGAATACAGGATGAGGAAGCATACAATAATGGTACATTATTCTTCCTACAAATTTGTTGTATTCGAGTTGTATTTTCTACATTGTTTTTCCAATATTCTTGTGGATAGTCAATGCTACGTCTTACGTCGGCTTGTGCTGCTAAATGAATTACCCAACTTACACCAGAAGGTAATTCAAAGTGATCGATATGTCTTTCAATCTTTCGATCCCACTGATCTACAACATGTCCAGCTGCAATCAGTTCCTTTACTAAATGGGATCCAATGAACCCATGTGATCCAGTTACTACAATTTTCATTTAAGAATCCTCTAATATTAATGAAGCTATTTATGCTATTATACCATAAATTCATCTAATAGTACACTCTTTTCTGGTGGTCGACCTTGTCTTTGTGCCCATCCTGATACCCAACCAGAATTATTTTGAATATTAGCAGAGATATGGTCAAACGTATCGTCATTTCGTGGTACATAATTTTGACCAAATCGAACAAAGTCACATAAAACATCTTCATTATCTCGTGGTGCCCCACCCATACGTTCACATAATATATCCATAAATTTATCAGTACTATATCCGCTTGACATCATTTTCATACACCTAACGGCATTATTACCAAAATATCCATGAGACTGATCATCTACAAGATCTTTATGATAATCACCCAAATCATATGAAAAAGCAGCATAAACAAAGTTAAATTTTCTGTGTCCCTGTTCAGCATTATATGCATTTAAAAAATCTGTAACTTGTTTATGTGTTTTCTTTTGGCCACTATGTAACCAATCAATGAGTCTATCTAAAAGATGTGGTAATTCTTCAGTAAGATAATCAATAACACTTACACCTTTACGAGGAGCTGGAGGTTGGTTTCCAATTGAAGTGAAAGTTGGAATCTTATTTGCTTTACGGTATTTAAGATCAGCACTCATTTCTTCAATTGATTCTAAAACTCCCCATTTATGAACACAATTATTTCTATAACCATGATCTCTTGTAAATGATGCTCCAGATCCTGTGGCTCTATGACACATATAAGCAAATAACCACGTTTTAAGATCCCATTTTTCAGTGATATAGCTATCAACCAAATCTACGTGTTTTTGACCTAAAGATTTATTCTTTAATTGATGATGTCTTTTTGGTGTTTCACTACGATACCTTAAATCTTGTAAAACATTTGAAAAACCAGCAGCATCTCTTGTATAACAATCGTAAATATCAATCTCTTGCATAAGATCGTCATTTATTTCTTTATTTGCTATTTCACCTGTATAAGGAATTTTTCCCCAGTTACAATTAATTTGTAACCACTTGGCTCTTGGATAATAATAATCTACTAAAATATCAATTGCTTTTTCATTAAGCCACATTCTTCGCCCACTCCCTATATGAATCTATAGTATCTGCTAATTCTAAATTTTGTAAAATTGGTTCTTTTCCTACATTCCAAAAGAGAATGTCTTTATCAGTATTTTTAGGAATATACTTCCATACTTTGCCATCGTAAGTATCTATAGTCGGAAAAGGTGGTAGGTTTTCTTTTTTCTCTGCTTGTAAAAATGCAAGAGGTTCAGATATAGGTTTGGCAATTCCAAGCTCTCCAGCTTTCATATTACGAGATACACAAACTGAATGAAACTTTGCATTTGGCCATGCAATTTGAAGGGCACGAGTAAGTACACCTGTTGATGTAGCAGTATAAACTTCTTCTGGTTCTCGTATCTTCGAAGCTGTCTTTACAATACCAGCTGTGACCATTTCATGTTTCAATCCAAGTGGTACAAAGAAAGCATTTTTTCTTTCAGAAGCCCATTTCTTTGCAATGGCATTTAGATTTGGCATAGCAGCTATTCTATGAAATTGGAATTTAGCTCCTCGTTCAATACAACAGGCTTGATGATGACTAATCTTTTTTGATGAAGGCATAAAAAGCATGACATCTTTACCATGTCGTTTTGCTACGTCAAGTATACTAACACCAGCAAGACCAGTCCGAGGTTGAACATAGACGATAGTATCGATTCGAGAATCGAGGCTACTAATAAGACAATCACCGCCACGAACTTTAGAACCCACAAGATAGTCGTCACGAACAACTCGTACACCATCGTGCATATTAACCACTGGTTCACCATAAGGATCTTCCCAATCTTTTGCTAAATCTAAATAATATTCTTTTGGATCTCCATAGAATGGGTTTATATCTTTATTAATTCCATCTATAACATGATTTTTAAACGCCAAGAGGTGATACTCCCCAATCGTTTCTTCTATGAAAAGGAGGAGCAATATGTACACTTCCACCATGTTCCATATAAGTATTCGCATATTTTTCTGGATCCATAGTATACCAATGTTCAGGTGGCATTACTACTTTACCTTTTGATTCATTATGTAGTATTTCAATAAAACGATTTGTTAAATCATATCGTTCTTTCCATGATCCAAAGAATGGTGTCTTTTTAAAATAACCAGTTTTAGGTAATTTACGACCTTCATATTCTACTGGAACAGGTGCCGTAAACCAAACATCATCTCCAAGTTCATTACCTTGACGAACATATTCTTTTAAAGTTTCTTTTAAATCGAAATCAGAATGACGCAATATATGGTGCCTAATATCAATAGAACCGAGGCATATAGTAAGTCTATGTACGGATTCTTTGAAGTCTTCTCTGAGTCCTCTTCTAAGAGATCCATAAAGAGTTTTACCATCAGTACGGTACACACGGTCACCAGCAGCGCTAAAAGCAATTGTATGAGAATCTCCATAGGTAATTCCATCTGATTTAATATTTCTTTGTGTTAAAAAAGGAATATATTTTATTCTTTCAGAAACCATATCACACCACTTTTCAGTGATGCCTTCATATGTAGTATTATTACCTATACGAACTTTTAACATAGCTCCATAGTCTGGCATATCGCAATCAAGTGACGTGATATTGTTACACGCTAACAACGTGTTTATTTTATCAAATATTTCTTTTGTAGCTCCACCAAATAAATTAAGTGTCCCACCAAAATTCACGCCATGATCAACATAAACTTGATCGGCTTTTAGAATATTAGCAGAACACTTATGATCTATTGCGGCATTTAGTTGGTTTTGCCAAATTTGTGTCCATCCTAAAACATGTGACTTTTCAGTTTTAGGAATATTAGTGATAGGATTCGTTATGACTTTCATATACTGACCTCAAGCTGAAATCCTTTGGAAAGATCCATTCATATGGAATTCTTTTCGTAGGTGATTTTACTCCATGATTAATAGCAATATGCTTATAAAAGAAACATGTCTTATCTTCTATGTTCAAGAGCTTTTGCTCTTTAATTGGATTCATAGGATGATTAGACAATATCTCCATTTGTTCTAGCCATATTCTACCATATTCGTTAGTAGAAGTAAACAGTCCATTTTCATCTATTTCGTATTTTACTTTACTCATTAAATTTTTACCACCAAATATTTGGTGCATACCATCAAAGTGACCAGTACCTCCAAATAAAACAGATTCTGGATCACATACATTAGGATATGCCATAGCAATATAACGAGCAAAGTTTTTACATGGATACATAGGATTTCTAAATCCTTGTTCCTTCGCAAAATACTGTGCCATTTCTTTTGCAAGTTCCATCATAGTCCAAGGTCTATTTTTAGAACTTAAAATATGACCCATATCTTCAGCAGCTTGTTTTGGTCCAGTTAATAACCATTCACGAACGTTAGTGCCTTTAGGATAATAGATTTGAAATAAATCGTTTCGAGCATGTCTATGATGCTCAAACCGTTCTTTTAGTCCTTGTACACCATGATTCATTAGAGTTGTAAGTGTTAACCAATGTTCATTAGTAAAACTAAAAACAAGAGTATACCACATACGATGAAAATCATCGGTTACATCTGACATAATATCACAGAATGGATGTTCATGCCAGTGTAACCGATGTGAAAAGATTTGATAATCTTGTTTGAGTAGTGTATCTTGTCTTTGATCGAACTTACGACAAAACTCAAAAAACTTTTCGAATCTTTGTTCTTGAGTCCAATCTTTCATCCAACTATCAACAGGTTTTCCTTTTTTATTAAGGTCTACTACTGTTGTATTTTCATATAAGATATCATATTCATTAGGCGATAAGTTCATAATCAAAGAGTTCTTTTTTAGTAACCACCATTATAAGTTTGTTCAGCTTGCAGATGAGCCATATCAACTTCAAGTTTAGTAATTCGTTCTTTTAATTCAATTATTTCTTGTTTCTTTTCAAGTTCTTCTTGTGCTTTTAATTTAGCATCTTCTTCACGACTTCGTCTCATCATATAATCGTAGTATGGTTCACGATAATACGTAGTATCCATGTATGTTTCATCATCTTCGTTATTCGTGACTTTTCTCAGTTTTTGCAATAAGTTCATATTTAACTCCTGCTTCTTGAAATAATTGTTTTGTTAACGACCATGAGTCGCGCCACCGCTCATCTACATCAGCTCGCATCACGACTCTTTTTACTCCAACTTGAATTACACCTAAGGCACAATTCGAACAAGTTGGTAAACCAGTTACATATATGGTTGATCCATCTAATGAAACACCATTGAAACCAGCATTATAGATGCAGTTCATTTCAGCATGAACCACCAATTTGTATTTTTTTTCTCTATCTGTATACCTCTCATTTGAATCTATAATATTACGCGGAAATCCATTATAACCTTGAGCTAATACTTGGCCTTTATTACCAATAGCAACAGCTCCAATTTGCCGCGATGGATCTTTAGACCATGTAGCAATATGCTCAGCAAGATCTAAATATCGATAATCCCATTTACTTAACAAGGTGAAAATGCCTTTCATAAACATGTAGATTTTGAACTTGCCAAACAATATGACCAAGCTCTATTTTATCTCCGCCATCATACATGTTTAATCCATTATAATCCATGATCAAACGATTCATCACTGCAAGTTGCCAAGCATAATCATTTTTATAACCATACACGACATCATTACTCCGCATTTGAACTACAGAGTGTAAAAGATTATCTCGTATGTAATAAGAAACGGCATTGGTACAGATGAAATCGTTTTTACCATTTTCGTTATATTCCAACCAAATAGATGGACGATTATAGATCATAGTAGCTCTACGACCGTCAGGATTTAACATTAATTCATCGAGTACATTTCCGTACTGGTTATAATATATATCATCAAAAATCAGTTTTCCGTAATTAGAATTGATTTCTCCATGAGTATTTGCCGCATATTTCCAAGCAGCAGGAGCATCAGCGCCAGACTCTTTGTTAATATCATAGATATTTGTTGATTGTGAATCATACCACGCAAGTTCTTTTGCGATATATTCATCGTTAGGCGTACCAAAAATAGATGGTTCATCTGCTATAAACTGAGCACCAATTAATTCAATTGTTTTTTGACCAGTTTTATCAGTTGTGAATGCTTTATCGCTTAATTCGCCAATAAAATATTCACGGATATCATGTACACTATTTATTTTCATGGTTATATTCTATCACATATCTTTCTTAAAGTAAACAATATTTTGTTCTTTTTCTCGTTCATCTCGTTCATATTGTGCTCTATACTTATTGTTTGCCTTAATAACTTCTTCAATGATTGAAAGAACTCCAAGACCTGCGGTTTCAACAATTGCTTTTGTATCTTTTGGAAAACACGCTCCACCAAAACCTCTTTTATTGTCAAATCCTGGAACTTTAGTATGACCATGACCAATTCGCTTATCAGATCCAACTGCATTGAATACTACAGAAGGATTGGCATCGTATTGTGCACAAAGATCGTACATTTGATTGAAAAATGTTACTTTAGTTGCTAAGAAAGAATTAATAGTATATTTAACTAAAGAAGCTTCAATCATAGTCATAGTAAAAAACGATGCAGGATTACATAAACTATAACCTACATATAAATCTATAACATCATCTACAGCTTCAACTGGTCCACCTAAAATATGGAATTGTGGATTAATAAATTGTTCTGCTGCTGATTTTTCAGTAAGAAATTCTGGATTATACACCACATCTGGATGCATCATCTCTTCGATAATATGTGGTGGAACAGTAGATTTTAGAATAATTTTTGCTGGAAAATCATTTGAGAGTAATTCTTCCATGACTTCTCGAACGATACTAAAATCATCCATTGGTGTTGGAACACAAACGAAAATATAATCTGTATCATCGTCAATGTCCATAATTTCAGTGCCAAGTTTTGGATCGATATGTTGTTGAATCACATGAGGATGATTAAATCCATACGCAACTGCACCACCAACAAAACCTAATCCAACGATAGCTATTTTTTGTTCGTGCATTCCGAAACTCTCATCCTTAAATCGCTTGTCGAAAAGCGATGATCTCTCTTGTTGAAGTAAAGTTGTATTCCCCTTTTCCTGCATTCGTCTTTTCCTGTGAATTCTTTATCCCGATATTCTTCACCGAGTATTCGAATATCAATAGGATACATGTTGAGAATGTCGAGTAAATCATTTTCAGTCGTATATACGACTACTTCATCGACATATTTAATTGCTGCTAATTGTGCCTGCCTCTCAACAACAGTTTGTACAGGTGTATTTTTTAATCTACGATCAATTGAAGGATCCACCTGTAATCCAACAATAAGATAATCGCAAACCGATTTTGCTTCACGTAACATTGCGACGTGGCCAGCATGTAATAAATCAAATGTACTACAAGTAAAACCTATAGTGACTTTAGAGTATTCCATGTATGTTTCCAATCCATAACTGTAAATGATTTGCCGCATGGCATTTCATTCACTGCATCATAAATTTCAGCGTCATTACCACCAAATTGTGTTTTATCGCCAAAGAAATATATATTATCGTAATGTTCGAAGTCTTTTAGGATCTGAGCTTTGTTACAACCTAATGGTGTAATATCAATTCCAGTTTCACCAGCCACTTTAAATTCAATATCTTTAAAATGTTCTCTAAGCCTATGCGCAATCTTATCTCTATCTTGATTTAATCTATCATATTCAACATACATCTTACGTTCACCAAGAGTACAATTACGACCGACTATACTAAAATTAAGCAAACCTACTCGTTGTTCAATATGATTACCAGTTCGAAGTGGAAATTTATTTTCTCTTAATTCAAATTCCAAAATACGAATAAGGTGATCAGATGCTTTCCAATCACTATCACTTATACAGATATTTTTTCTAAAAACTTGAGCACCAGAACATTGGTAAACACGTTTACACAATTCGTAAATATATTCACCAACTTGTTCAACGGTTTTTGGTTTATCACTGCCAGTTACAAGATAGACTTCGTTCTTTTCGGCGAACTTAGAAAACCATACAGCGAATTTTTTATCCATACGTCCACGGCTTGGAGTTAACGTGCCGTCTACGTCAAAGATATATTTACTCTTCTGCTTGCGATTTACGTGTGGTATTGACATTAATTGGCCTATTCAAAAAATCACGACCTGGTTCTTGACCATCCATACCACCTTGCATATAGGCTGCAAAGAAGGATGCATAGTTAATCATATCTATACACGAATCTTCGAGCGATTCAAAATTCGGTGCGTAATCGGGATCACTTTCCATTGCTTCAAGTACTGACTGCATACGTAAAATCTTGGCATGCATGATATCAAGAATGGTTGCGCAACCACGTGGATAATACATGGCTTGACGAATACGTGAATTTGGATTTTGGTAATCGTTACCTTTTTTATTCTGAATTTCAGCTGCTTTTTGCAGGATCTTTAAGCTTTCTTTCATTAACAAACTTCCCAACCTAAGTTATCTGCAACCCAATCGTTGCCTTTATCTTTTGCAAGAGCACATACTATTTGTTCACGAGGCTCTGTATCCATATCATTAATTGTATTAACGGCATTTTCTATATTGCCAAGAGAAATTTGAACGTCAACAAATTGAAACGCTTTTAGATCATCAAGATAAAGATCTTTCAAATCTTTGTCTTCAATTGAGTAGCTAAATGTTTGATCGATAAGAGTTTTAACGGCGTTCATAGTATTCTCCTTCATTTGATATATCTATCCTACCATAACCAGAATACATTGTACATGTTTTTGTTTCATTTAAAATCAATAACTTATCATTTTTTTTGGTCTGTAATAATAACCATCATACTGGCTTTTTTGCATTTTAAGCAAAACCGTATTAGCTTCTTCATAAGCAAAGAACGCATGTGGTACAACTTGACCAACTTCAAACTGCTCTTTAGTATCGATAGTAGTGTAAAATAAAAAATGAGTAAGTTCTCCTTGAGAAACTCGAGATTTCATCATATCTAATTTTTGCTCTGCAGTTTTACCATCACGTGACTTGCTTCGCGTTATATTATAGTTAATACTTTCTAGTCTTTTAGCATCAATAAAATGATCAAGAATTCTAAAATCATGTTTATAATTATTTGGCATTTTTACTAAAGGTTTGTCAGCACCATAAAGTAACCACCATTCAAGTAAAAGATAATCACAATGCTTTCTATTTACAAATCCTCCTTCGTCATGTAGTTGATCAGCATAATTACAGAAGTCTTGAGTAACTACAATGTCACGAGTTACTAAATTAGAAAGTTGATTAATCATCATTACCTCCAGAAAATGGCCATTTTGGCCTTTTCAGAACATGTTTATCAGACTGCCATAATCTTCGAAGAGCTGCTTTTTTTAAATCAGCAGATTCTATATGAGTTATAGGATTTGAAAAAGTCATTACTGATAATACAGAACCAGCTTTAAAATGATATTTACCAGGAGAAAAAAATGCTATCGTATTTAATGGCATAGCTTTACATTCAACTAAACCCGGTGACACTTTATATGGTACATCATTCCAATAAAGCGGATCTATAAATTGAACTAAAGTATTTTTTACATTGATATGACAATCAAATTCAAATTTTATTGCAACGTAATTTCCTGGCATTCCTTGAAGTTGACCAGATCCATGGTGAGTTATACTTTTTAAAACTGTATATCTGCTTTTTGTTTGGTATTTGTAATCTAGATTTTCATCTATCTCAAGTAAAATATCACATGGAAATTTAATAGCAACTGAATGTTTAAATAGTGTATTAAATCCTGGACAAGACTTCGAAGTTTTTACAGACTCAGGAATAAAGTGCATCAAATCATTCCAATATTTTCTTATATAATCAGGAACAGATTTGGCCTCATTATGTGTAATAACGGGTTGAGTTGTAAACCATTTCGGTTTTTCTAAAGAAAGAAATTCTCCCTCTATACTATGACCAACGTGAGTCATATCACCTATACAATATTCTAATTTAGACATTTTTATACACATACTCCAAAGCTCTATCTGCTTCTTTTTCCATTGGTCGATTTTCATACCAATTACCAGTTTCGATATCAAGTTCTCTACACATTGCAGTGATTTCTTGACATGTAATTGGATAATTATTCTTCACAGCATTACCAGCAATGGCAACCATAATTTGGTACATCTTATGATACCAACCAGTATTATTAATTAAACGATATTCGGATTCCAAATTTTTAGGAAAGAATGGACAGTCACGATATGATGACCAATTAAAATTAGTATTATCAAGTTTGGCTTTACGATGCTCTACAATTTGTGCTTGAATTTCTTCTGGTAATCTATCAAAGAAATTATTGCCGCTTTTAATTGGAGCTGGATGTTTAGCCATTAAAACATCAGGATCTATAGCCATACCAGTATGATCAAAAATAAAGTTGAAAGCAGACTTGTACGTGCCAGGGATATAATACATTCGTGAATAATCTTTAGTCTGTTTATCTCCAATCGAACCGAGTTCGGTATTGAGGGCGTACCAGAAAGCTCGGATGTTATCTGCTTTAACTCTTTTCGTAAGTGGGAACACAAGCCTAAACTTAGGATAATCTTCTCGACTGCTAGCAGTACTATAGCAAATAAAGCTGAACTTATTATATAAGGCAACCAACTCATTTTGTAGATCTCCTTCAAACTTGTGGTCATCAACATCAACAGCACACCAACCACCCCAATCAACTACATTGGCATTAGCTCGAGTTGTATTGGGGTGGTAAGTGGCAGGAGATATTAGTTGTGCTTCTTCTTTAGATTCACGAGGCACTTTAGCGAGATCGTATAACAAATGTTTGAACTGGTCAAAATTGTCCAAGTCCATACGACGATGTGTCTTATTGTCAAATACGCTTTTAAACAGCGTTAGAGAGATCTCCATGATTATCCTCGTGATTAGGACCTTTCCACCCACCGGGTTTCAATAGATCAGGTAAACCAAATCGATTTGGCCGACCAGGTTTTATACCAGCCTTTTTATCCATATTGGCACGATAAATTTCATCCCACGCTTTATGAGCATCTACTCCAAAAACGTCTAATGTACCAATAGCGAAAACACATAGATCAATTAAACCATCTACGATTTCTTCTTCATCGCCATTATTAATAGCTCCAAGAGTTTCGTGTAACTCTTCATTAATCATTAACATACGAAACATAAGATACTTACGCATAAGATCTTTGTTGTCTTTGTTATTTTCAAACCAATCATGTACACCATATTTCTGGTGCATTTCATTGATATCTTTTACCCAATTTTCACTCATATTAAAATACCTGTACTGCGAACGAGATGATCGAGAAAAAGAACAAAATTGCGATGTAGATAGTAAGACCAAGAATGACTAATTTACCATTGTCTAAATCTGCGGCTGTACCTTCACCGTATTTGTCTTTAAATGCTTTCAATGTTTTTTTCATGATCCTATTATACTCCATTTTTCATTGTTTGTACATACTTTACACAAAGAAATCTTCTAGTGTTGCTTTTTCTTCAGCTGACCACCCAACCGCATTGAGAATAAAATTAAGTGGTTCGATGAAAGTTTTTTCAAATTGTAAATCGTAATCAACATATCGGTGTAGTTTAAATTCTTCGGGCAAAACATCTGGATATGCGATTACGTTTTCTTGAATTGGATTTGGAACTTTAAGATACGTGAATTTGAGGCGATCACCATTTACAACCGACTCATACTTTTTCGTAAGCTTATGTTGTTTTAAGTACTTATTGTATAAGATAGCGCCTCGAACATGAATCGGTGTACCTTTCTTATATGAACCACGTTCCATCCAATCTGTAATATTAGATATAGATCTTGGAAAACTTACTTGCTCTGGAGGTAGGTTGTTGAATTGTTGCCTAAAATCTGCGATATATTTTTGAGTTTCGGCTTCTGTACCAGACAAGATAATTTTAAAAACTTCTTTAAATTTATCACGAACAACTTCAGGTGTAGAAGACTTAATAGCCTCAATACCCATAATCTTGAGTTTTGGTTCAGCGTATTGTACGCCTTCGTTATTGTGGACGTTTAGGATATATCGTTTCTTTGCTGTCCAAATACCACGATCAGCAATAACTTCTCTACCCATTTCCATACGATTTTTATGGCCATTCATGTTTTTAAACAATTGTGCGTACGCTTTGGCCAATGCTGGCTCAAAGTGATCTTTACATATTTTATCTAAAAATTGAACTGGATTCTTAGGTTTTAATAACCCAACCAAAGGGCCAAAATTAACATACAAAGAATCAGTATCAATAGCAATAACATAGTCTGCATCGGTTTTTAATATTTGATTCATAGCCATGTTCATAGCTTTTTCAGCCCATTGTATAGCAAGTTGACCAGATAGTGTTACACCCTCGGCAAGTCGCAAATCAAAATATTTGAAGTATTGATTACCCAATGCGCCATACAAAGAGTTCATCAAAATCTTAATCGCCATTTGCTGGTTACCAAGAGTATTTATGTCATTTTGTAAACTTTCGTCTTTTGTTTTTTGATATTGTTGTTCAATAGCAAGCATCATATTTTTGATAGATCGACGTTCGTCATAGTAATCTTCAATAATACTTGGAATTACACCATCAATATCTTTACGATATGTAGAACCATTAGCTGCTACTGCGTAATTACTTTCAGTTGGAAGTCCACCATTCAAATAATGGTCAACACTATTAATTTGATTTTGACTAATCAAAGTTTCAGGTGACATATTATTTTGAACAATAATATTAGGATATAGTGAATTTAAATCGAATGATACAACCCAATCATGAGCACCAACCATAGGATCTTTCACATAACCACCAGCGAACTTTGATTTATGTGCTTCAGGTGGAAAAGCAGGAGGTACAATTTTTTGTGAGTTAAGTTTACGATAGATGATTGATTCCCATATCGCTGTAGTACCAAATGTGTCTTGATAATTAACACCACCTTTATATGCGATAGTCATAGCCAAAGTAATAAGACCAAGTTTATCTTCAAGACGATCAACAAGTTGTACGTCTTTCATGTTATAATCGATATATTTTTGGAAATCATCTTTATAAAGATTGCGAAGAGAACCAGATTCTTCGAACGAAAGTTTTTTCTCGCCAAGAACTACATAAGCAATATGGTCAAGTTTGTATGATTCTTGTGGACCATACGTATAACCAAATTTTTGAAATAACTCGAGATAATCGAGAGTTTGAATACCTTTAATATCGTACACATCTTCTTCTTTACCACGACGAGTAATTTTACGATAGTCTACCATACCCCATGGAGAGAATCGTTTGATGTCATTAAGACCAAGAATTTTGGCACAACGATTAATAAGATATGGAATATCAAAGAATCGAGTATTCCAACCCGTGATAACATCAGGTGTACGAGCAGGATCTGACCACCAATTTAGAAATTGAAGAAAAAGATCTTCTTCATCATGACATTTAGTATACAAAACAGGTTGGATAAGAGCTTTTTCAGTGTCAAAGTCACCATAACCCCAAACCCAATACACATCAGATTTACTTGATTTTACAGTAATGGCTAAGACACGTTGATTGGCCTCGGATGGGTGTGGAAACCCATCATCGTATTCAGTTTCGATATCGATTGTGGCCACATTGATAAGCTCACGTTTAAATTCGATTTGTTTTGGAAACTTAGAAGTAATATATTGATGAATATAATTTGGATTTCCGTACACCTTAAAGCTTTGAACATCTTTGTATTGTTCAAGCCAAAATTTTGCTTCTCGCATAGAGTCGAAAGACACTGAACCGACAGGGTATCCGTCAAGCCCGTGCCAGCCAGTGTCTTTCTTGGACGGAACAAAAAATTCCGGATTAAAAAAATCTTTGCGAATGACGCGCTCACCGCGATTATCATAACCGCGATAGAGCATTGAGTTTCCGTAGCGAACTACGGACGTATAAAAAGACATAGTACCTCCAACAACATGCTACTATTATACCAAATTGTACGAGGTTTGTAAACTATTTTTTACACGTTTCTCATTCTTTGTACGAGCCTATC